TAGGTGGACGACGCTCCACCCCTCCAGGCTGGCCTCTACCTGTCTACTGCTGGTGTTGGCTCCTTTGGGGCCGCTCCATCGGTCTGGCAGTTAGATACCTATTTCAGGCCCTGGTATTTCGACGGTCATGTCGTTCACTGGGGTAGGTTCTGCGCAACACGGTCCAGTGCTATGCAAGCTGCCAAGCTGCTTGCCGAATCCTTTACAACCGAATCCTAAATCAATGCGTAAGCTCATTGGCCTTTACAGTTCTGCAGCGCAATCTGGTAAGAGCACCGTTGCCAATTACCTTATGTCCAGGGATGGCTACGACGTTGTGCCATTTGCCCAGACTTTGAAGGAGATGGCAATGCCCATGCTTGTTGCAATGGGCTATTCCACCTATCAAGCGCACCACCTACTTACAGAGGACAAGGAGTTTGTGTTGCCGATTGGGGTGTCTGTCCGCCACCTACTTAGGACGCTTGGTACTAAGTGGGGACGCCAGTGCATTCATCCAGAGGTGTGGCTGTATTGCTGGCGCGAGCGTCTTAAGTATTCCTCACATGTGATTGTGGATGATGTGCGGTTCCCCAACGAGGCGGATCTGGTCAAGGAGCTTGGTGGAACGCTGGTGCGGATCGTGCGGCCTGGCGTTCAAGCTGACACCACGCACAGCAGCGAAGGCGGTTTGGACGCCTACGAGAGGTTCGACTACACCTTGGTCAATAACGGGGATCTTCAGCAGCTCTACAGTTTGATCGATCAGACGATCTAGCTTCGTGGGTTCACTGCGGTATCACGCCGGCCGGATGGTCCTCTATGAGGGAACTGAGGGCTGGCGTGTCCGCATAAAATCGCACACTGGAAAGCTGGACCTAGAGCTTGAAGCTACAGAGCTGGACGACGCGATCTTAGAAGCTGAGCAGCTCTATGCGGATGCTCGAGCACTTACCAATGCCAAGCCACGGTGCTTTCAGTGTGTGCATTGGGTTCCCGGACCAGGGGAGTGTGGTCTAGGGTTTCCTGAGGGACGATCCAGTGGTGGAACCTATGCAAAAGACTGCTGTGCCTTCTGGCTCCGACCCTAAGTCTGCGGTGCCAGATGGGGCGATTGATTGTGGAGAGGGGTTCTACATCGTGCTGGGGTATGAGCCCTGTGGGGAAGTGAGGTACATGAGCTGTACGCCCGGTGGTGCGATCTGTAGATACTCCAACGACCTGTGGCAGGCGCAGATCTACATCGAGCACCTCAAGGGCAACTGTGTTCGCTGACCCAGGTGTAGACCACACGAGCACGCTCCAGGCTCCAGTGGAGTTGGGTGGTCCACCAAATCCATAAGGGGGTGTGGGCTTTACTGACGTTGCAGTCCAAGCAGGCTGGAACGCAGTTACTCATGTGGGTCGTACCACCCTTGGCCTTGGGCCTTATGTGGTCGATGGTGGTGGCGTGGTTGCCGCAGTAGGCGCAGCGGTGGTCCCAGGCAGCGAAGATTGAGGCACGGAAACGCTGGCGCGTTGTCTTTTTGCTGAGGAGATGTGTGCCATCAATCTGATGCTCCACCTGCAGGAAGGGCGTAGGTGCTTATTTCTATGTCGATGATGTCGTCACTCGACTTAAACGCTTCCTCAATGCGTGCGTAAATATCGCCTGGAATGTTCTCGACATCCTGGTCTGTTTCAAGGTAGAACTTACCTTGTATTTCGATCAGGTAGCGCTCCATAGGGGGAGGCGGCTGGGCTCACTCTAGGCCGTGTAGGCTGCCAAGAAAGGCCGACCGCCATTGGTACGGCTTAGTTTTCCCAGCTCGGAGTGACGATGGGCTGCATGTTGTAGTGACCAATCTCGGCGTAGCTGCGGGTGGGCGTGCCAGTCATGAGAAGGAAGAGCATCTGACCGATGAGCAGGCCGGGATAGAGGGGGAGGGGATGAAAGCGGAGGTTGTTGCGCAGCTCAAGGGTGAGCTTGCTTCCGTGCCAGTCGCATTCAGCGAAGCCGGCGTTGCTGTGTTCGTAGCCTTCGCGAGCTCGCGTGGACTTGAGGCAGAAGATGGCTGAGATGTCCTCTGGCATCTGGAACACCTCCACCGATTCAGCCAGGACGAACTCCCCTGGAGCGAGGTTGTAGGGGTTCTCTTTCGTTGCGGTGCTGATGTCTTGCATCGCAAAGGTGCGGCTGTGGAGCTGCTCAACCATGAGGTGCGTACCAAGGCGGAGATCCAGGGATGCTGGATTGACAAGTGCCTCGTCGAACGGACTTACCATGCCGTACTCGACGCAGTAGCGCTTGATCTCCTCGTCGTGTAAGAGCACTGGTTTTTCGATTACTTAGCACAGAGTACCATGGTGCCCCTTTTATTACAATTCACAACGAGGTAAGTGGGTGGGGTAGAACTGTGGTTCTATGGAAGGCCGTTGCCTTGTCCTTATGGCCCAGCATGACGCCTCACTCAAGAGCTACCTACGCGAGATCGCTAGGTATCCCCTGCTTACGCCGGATCAGGAGATCTGCTATGGGAGGCAGATCGTTGCAATGCAGGAGGCGTTAAGTGCTGGTGAGTCGCTGAGTCGGGAGCAGAAGCGGCTGGTGCGGGTTGGAACGCTGGCTAAGCGGAAGTTTATGTGTAGTAATTTGAAGCTAGTGGTGAGCATAGCGAAGAAGTACAACAGTGATCAGCGGAAGAGTCTTGAGCTCATGGATCTGATCCAGGAAGGCAATATCGGCCTCACTCGAGCGGTTGAGTTGTTTGATCCAAGCCGTGGGTATCGCTTCACCACCTACGCCTACTGGTGGATTCGGCAGAGCATTCACCGGGCCATTGCTCAGATGGACGCGATGGTGAGGATTCCGGTCTCGCTCCACGACAAGCTGGTGCGTGCCAGTCGTGTAAGCCATGAGTTGTATCAGCGGCTGGGGCGTCCGGCTACGCCAGAGGAGGTAGCTGAGGAGCTGGACGTACCAGTGAGCACGCTGCTTATGGGTATTCGACGGAATCAGATGCACACAAGCCTGGATCAGACCCCTGATGGAAATGAGGAGGGATCGATCCTTGATCTTGTGCAGGATCCGTCAGCAGTCGACGCCTATGAGACGCTGGACCGTGAACGCACCAAGGCTCGAGCACTGAGGGCCTTCTATGCCGACCTGGATCCGCTTACTCAGACGGTTCTGTCGCATCGCATGTGCCTGGAACCTACGCCGTGGAAACAGATGCACAGGCAGATGAAGTTACCTGTCTGCCGTCTTAGGCAGATTGAACAGGTTGGTTTGCGTAAGTTGAAGGCGGTTCTAATTAGTGAGGGGTACGCTTAAGCTTGTAGGCTAGTAGTCCCATCTGATTCTTGGCTGCCCTTTTCTTATACCAAGATGGACAAATCCTTTAGGTGCGCCATACCCAACTGAATACGGCCAAATCTTATCACAAAACTTCTGAACTTCGTAGATGTCGGTCTTCTCAACGTAAAAATCAACAGCGCCGACACCTGGAGCATCATAAAGATGCTCGGAGGATGATGCTCCACCTACCTGTCGATTAACAATTGGAGGTCTATACCCGCTTGTGATTACAATCGTATTATTACCGAACGCCACCCTTACACGTTCCAGGAATTGTGCAAGCTTAAGCGCTGTGTCGCATTGGTGCTGGTGGTCGAAGCGGCGCACCTCTTGATAGAGGGCGAACTCGCCGTAGACGATGTTTGGTGTGATACGGAAGTCGAAGGGGCTGTCGGGTTTGAATTGGCCGGACTGGCTCCAGCTCTTGAACCATGGGCGGTCTCGACGCATGGCAACCTCGTACCCGTTGGCACGAATGTCCTGTTCCAACTCGCTTATAGCTGCCAGCTGGTGTGGCATTCCACGATTGAAGCGGAACAGCTGTTCCAGCGTGATCGGTTGACTGTTAGTCATGGTTCCAAGGAGAATGGATGCTAATCGGACCACCGAGTAGGCGGCTGTCGCCAGTTTGCGTCCCAGTGTCAATTGGATGGTGCTCAACCACCGGGCCAGGCATGGCTGGCGGTTGTGTGGCGTGCCAGTCCTTATCGCCGAACCGCACCAACCACTTAGTGTCCCTGCTCAGCGCTTTGGGAAGGCTACGCGCAGAAGTTGAAAGATCAGCTGAACCCAGCTATTTGATTTCAGCGGTGACAAAGCGATGATCTCGCTACCGGCAGCAACAGCAATGGCAAGGCTTGCTGCGGTGTTGGCGTCGATGCTCACTGGTGTGGATGCGTGGATGCCTCAAGCCTAGCGACGCGCTGTTCTACGGTGCCGAGGCGTCCGAACAGCTCGCGCCTGTCGGTGCGCATGTCTTCGCGGATGGCGGTGAGCTCAGTGGCGATATGCTCGACGCCTGCGGATAGCTTGGCGATGGCTAGGTTTGCGGCTTGATCTTCCTCACCGCGACGGCTTACCCAACGGGATGCGCTACCACCGAAACCACCAAGCACAAGGCAGGCCACGCCCACGATCAGGTTTTCAATCATGGCCCGACATGGTGCGTGGTCTCTACTAAATCAGCCTAGCGACCCTGGCCGATCAGTTTTTTGCGGCCACGCCGTCTAGGTCGTGAGTGCTGGCCTTGGCCCTGAGATGTGGTCTTGGGTGGTCCGGCCTTGTGCTCGATGCGTGCGGTGCCGGTCTTGGACTTGACGGCCATTAGCTGATCGCCGCTTTGATTTCTTCAGCGGTTTCGGCAGCATCAATGGCCTCTTGGATCAGTGCATAGCGTTCGCGGATGGCCTCACGCTTTTCCTCGATCACGTCTGGCTCCATACCAGGGATGCGGCTAGCGATTGCCTTGTCGAGTGGGGCGAACTCCTCGGCCCGTTGCTGCCTGCGCAGGTCGTGCGCAATGTCCTTGGCCTTGTCGAGGTTGATGATGATGCTCATGGCTGGTACTCCCATGCTGCGCGGAAGGTGCGGTCCTCGGGGATCTCGCTTGCATCCACAATGCTATAGGGCACGCCCTCGGGCACATCTTTCTTGGCGACTTCCTTGATGGGCAGCTCGCCAGTGGGGATGATGATGGCAACGCCGCCATCAGGGGTTGGGTAGACGATGCGTTGGTTCATGGTGGTCATGGGTTAGCGGAAGATGGCAACGTAAACGTATTGTTGATCTTCATTTGTACCAGCACTTGAAATCGTAGTGCCTATTCTTACTGCGCTAGCCGTCGGCGCTTGTAGATTAGGAGCGCTAAGTAAGCGGCTATTGTTTCCGGTTGTATTCAGGTTGCACGCTCCGCAGACTGTATAATTTGCATCCACTATCGCCGTCGTAAAGTTCACCGTATAGTCACCCACGCCGTTGTCAGTGATCGAGCTAACGTTACCACTAGCCCTGATTGTGTTCCGGCGAAGGGTGACGTTACCGCTAGTGGTCAGTGATGTCCCGGCGGTGTAGGTGAAGGTATTGGCATCCGTGACCGTAACGACGGTGTAAGTGCCGTCAACGCCAGTTCCAGACGTGATGTCGGCATAAATGCCGCTGCCTACGATGTAGCCGTGTGCTGTTGCGGTGACAGTTACGGTTGTACCTGATTGCGAGTAAGTGCCACTGAGGTTGGTATTTGCGGTGCCGTCAAAATTGACCCAAGCGCGGCAGGCGAAGCTCGGATACAGTGTCGTCCCGCCAGGCACAACCGCCGAGATGGCGCCATCACTGGCAACGCGAAAACGCTCGCTTCCTTCAGTGGTGACAGAGAACTGGCCATTGCTGCCGGTATCCGTAACCTCGGCCTTGGTGTTGCCGACCTCGATCTTTGCTCCGCCGGTATCAGTGGCCCAACTCAGGGTGCCACTGCCGTTGGTGCTGAGCAGTTGGCCTGCGGTGCCATCAGTACTCGGCAGTGTCCAGGTGACGTTGCTGGCGACCGTGGCAGGGGCTTGGAATGCAACCCAGTTGCTGCTGTCGGAATCAGCAAAGCGCAGATCACCTTGCGCGTTGATGGTGACATTGCCGGTGTAGACCGTGACATCACCAGCGCTCCCGATTCCCAATCTGCGCGTGCCGCCGGTCGAGAAGTCAAGTGCATCAGTGCCGCTGCTGTAGATGCCGGTGTCAGTGCCGCTGTCCTTGAAGTAGAAGGCCGGTGCGGCAGCCGTGCCATTTTCGATGGCGATGGTGGTGTACTCACCATCGAGCTGATACAGCGTGATCCAAGCGCTGTTTGCGCCATTGCGCATCTTCATGACGCCAGCGGTTGTATCCGCCCAGCGCATGTAAGCAAAGGTTGTCGCTGGCGCGGTGGCGCTGCTGTTCTGGCTGACGATTGCCGCCAGCGCATCATTCAGGTCGCTGCGTACTGCGGCGCCTGTTCCATTGGCAATGACGTAATCGTGGGTGGCCACGAATCAGGGGCACACTATGCCAACAGTTTACACGCGCTTGCCGTAGCCGGTTGCGCTGTAGGTGAAGTTGCGATCCACTGCCGTACCAGCGCTGTTTCTGAACGTGACCGTGAAACCGGTGCCGCTGATGCCGGTGACTTGGTAGTAGTCGCCGCTGGCCATGTTCTGCGCCAAGATGCCGATGGTCGGGAAGACCGTTCCGCCCTTGGTGTAGAAGGGGTAGTCAAACGTCACGGCCTTGGCGGCTGCACCACTGGCAATGGTTGATGTGCTCTGGTCAGTGCGGCGCTGGAACGTCGCCTCATAGCCCAAGGCGTCAATCAGGATGTTCTGCGATGAGTTGCGACTTTCCAGCTGCGCCTTGAACTGGAACGCCCGACCACGGAACGTGCCATTGACGAAGTCCTGCCAGCCCGACCACGTTGGCGTACCGCTTGGATTGTCGTCGGTGGAACGCAACATCAGGCGAGCATTGACCTGATCGACGACTGCACCATCAAAGTCGTTCCAGCTATCAATCAGATCGAGACGTGCATCAATCGTGTCGTTCGGATAGAAACCGCGAGTCACGAAGTAGCGCTTGAGATCCAAGGCATAGATGGCGCCAAGGTCAAGCGTGCTCGCAAAGGCGTATTCGCCTTGTGTGACGATGCTGCCGAGGTAGTCGAAGCTGTTGATCAGATCAAAGTCGGCCTGATCGTCTACCGTCTCGTTGCCATCAAGAATGAGCGCATCAAAGTCGCCGCTGTAGAACACATCAGTCTTGGCGCCCTGGAACGGTGGTGAGCCTTGGTCTTCGCGGCGTGCATCAACGACGAGGTAGCCGAGCGCATCAGGAAAATCAACGATGACGCTGGTTTCATTGAGCGACTGCCTGCCACCATCATCCTCGAACTTGACCAGGATCTCACCTTCAACCAGTGGCACGATGGCCTCGGTGGCAGCGCCGGACTTGGCCGGGATCAGGTCAACGCTGTTGCTCCAGTTGGCCGTGCCATCGGTCAGGTTGCTATGGCGGATGTGGATGCGTCCACCGGTCTTCACGTCGAGGTCTATTGTCTGATCCCACCGCAGCCGTGCGCTGTTGGCACTGATCGGTTCGATCGTGAGGTTCTGGACGTTGCCTGGCGGTGCGGTCTTGCCGACGAGCGTGAACTCAGCCGTGGCAGCTGGGCTCAGTCCGCCGATGCTGTTCATGCTGCGGATCTGAACGTAGAGCGTGCCAGCCTTGAGCCCTGTAAGCCGCACCGATGGCGACGGTGTTTCGAGCTGACTCCAGTTGTTGTTGTCGAGGCGATACTCGACGCGGAATGCATCGACGCGGCTGACAGGGCTGATCCAGCTCAGCTCGACAGCAGTCAGAACGCTCTGGCCATCGACGTAGAGATGCTCCGTGGCGCTCAGACTGCCGGGTGTTTCCGGTATGGCAGACAGATTAGTGATGTCCCTGAACTCAAGGCTCAGATCAGATTCAATTGCGGCATAAAGCGAGTCGTTATAGGACAGCGCCGTCACCGAGAACGCACCATCCTCACCCTCGGCCACACTGAGCACCCTGAACAGGTTGCTCTGGATGTCGGTGGTCTCGATCAGGAAGACACTGGCCGGATTGGGCGCCTCGCTGAATGCTGAGGCGACCGTAAACACGCTGCCAGCGATGGCGCTGATGGTGCGTGTTTCGACAAGGCCAGTAGGCAGGAGGACCGAGATGGTCGGGTTGGCTGCGACGCTTGTGGGTAGGCCGTCAACACTGTCCAATGTGATGGCGTTAGCCGTGGCGGAAGCGATGCGGCCCGACCGCCTGGCGCCGGACTTGACTGGATCGGCGATGCCAACCACCATGCCAGGCCGCAACACGATGCCGGAGTCGATGCTGACGCCGAAGCTGACGGTCTCGGTCAGGTTCTGCTCAGTCAGCAATGCCCACTTACCGAGGCGATGCGCCTGACCACGGCTGTAGCAGCCAAAGGCCTTGAGGTCCTTGTTGATGACGCCGTACTTGCTAACCGCATCGGAGTCTTCGACGTACTCGAACTCAACCTCGCCCAATGTGTCGTAGGACTGGTACGAGACAGTGGCGGTGCTATGGCGGGCCTTCTGCGAACTGCCGCTGTAGCTGAAATTGCCATCAATGACATTGCTTGGCCCCAGGATGTATTGCGGATCGCTGGGCTTGTCGGCAAGCACCACCATTGAGCCGGCGCCGTAGTAGGCGATGCCCCGGAAGATCGAGACGAACTCTTGGATGATGTTGTAGACCTCGTCCCTGCTGTTGAGCAGGACATGGCACATGAAGCGTGGCTCCAGAGCCCCGAAGCCATTGCTTACCAGCTCGTTGCAGTATTGGCTGATCGCGTAGAAGTCGTAACGGTCCAGGCTTGATTCTGGAATACCTGCTCCGTAGCGGGTGCTGGTGAGCAGATCCCACAAGCACCAAGCTGGATCAGCGCACCATGTAGCAGCCCCAAAAGTGCCATCCCATACGCCGCTGTAAGTGACGCGGCCCTTGTAGGTGGTGGTATCGACGGTGGCATTGGAGGGAAGGCGTACCTTGATGCCACGAATCAGATACTTGCGTTGCGGGATGTTGTTGAACTGGCGCGAATCGAAGCGCAAGTAGGACAGTGCGCTGTTTGGGTAGCGCAGCTTCTCGTCAATGATTTCGGTGTAGCTGAACCAGTAGGTGCGGTTTTGGCGGCGGGCGCTGGTTTCGTCCGCCGAGACGCGCACCAGCTTGACATCAACTGGAAACGCTCCACTCAAGGGAACGATGTAATCACGCTGATAGCTATTGGTTGTCTTGCCGCTGATCGTGTCGTCTTTGACAGTGGTGTAGCCACCGCCGTTGTACTGGACCTGAATCTGTATGCGGACAGCGTGGCCAATGATGTCACCGTCGTCTTCGATGATCTGGAGCGCCGGAAGCTGCACCGTGACACGAACACGATCGACATCGGTGTCTGTGATCGTGCGAACGACGGGCGTGGGGTTGGTGATCTCGACGTTGACGCTGTTCTCTGACTCAATGCCTTGCGTGCCAGTGATGTAGGCCTGGGCTTGCGTGCCAGTCTTGAACTCCGTTGTGTAGCCGGTGAAGTTGGCAGCACCACCTGCACCCGTGATCGGAGTTCCATCGAGGTAGACGCTTTTGAGCCCATCGTCGAGACCCTGGACTTCACCTTCACTAAGCAGGTCTAGGACGGTGCCGTATTGGACTGACTGGAGCGAGTCATCAGCCTCGGTCGGCGTGTGCTGTCCGCCGCCGCCGTCCTTGCCGCCACCTCCGCCGCCAGCACCACGAATGAGGTACGTCATGCGAGCTGATCCACGTCAAGGCCGCTGCTGATCACGGCAGAGCCGGTGAACACGCGACCGTAAGCGATCGGTACGGGGAGGCCCTGCTTGCTGGTGTTGACGATGCCTGAGAAGGTGAATGACTCGAGTCGGGCAGAGTCCTTGCCGTTATTGAAGCCCAGCTCTGGTTGGGGCGAGATCATTTGGGAGATCCCACCTAGGAACAGACTGGCGCCGATACCGAAGAGGGCAGTCGATCCCCAGGCAGCTCCCGTTCCGCCAAAAATGCCCAGACCGGAGGCTCCGCCAGCACCTGCAAAGGCAGTGCCTCCAAACGAGACAAAGGAAAGCGCAATAAGGCCGATGCCAAGTAGGACGCTGGTCAGTCCACGTCCTGCACCTGTGACCACTGGTGTGATGCTGAATACTTCACGTTCGCTCCAGGGCAGCACGAGGCCTTCGGGTGCGGTGTTGGTGATCTTTTCGCGGCCAACGGTGACGCGGAAGTACATGCCCTCACCTTCGCGGTCAACGAACCAGCGATCTAGGCCAGGGAAATTGACGCACAAAGCCTTCAGGGCTTGAGCTGGTGTATCAGCCTCAAACTCGAAACGGCATCGTCCGCCAAGGAGCTTACGGAGTGCGCCGTAGACCTTAACGACTTTCATGCCGTAGGACCATGGCCGTGTTTTTCACATAGTAGCCGCCATAGACATCACGGCTTGACAGGCGGCCTTGAACGTGGTGCAGGATCTGCTGATCGCCTAGGTAGATGGCGGCATGGTTGGGAAGGTTCGCGCCGAGCTGCATCAGCACGGAGTCGCCGTGCTGGAGTTCAGCGAAGGGGATTTGGCAAAAGCCCTGGCTCTTGTAGTTGTCGAGGTAGAGGTTTTCGCCGCGTTCCCAGAACAGGTCACGGCGCTCGAAGTTGGCCAGTTGAAGGTTCCACTCACGGGCGTACCAGTCGCGCACCAGTGAGTAGCAATCGACAACGCCAAACACAAACTCCCTACCGACATAGGGCAGCTCGTACTCGATTGGCTCGCAGCCGCCCCATTGCTCGGTCTTGGGATTGACGATCACCCATGGCAAGCCGGTGGCGTTGCAGCTGAGTTGGTCTGCTGGTGAGGGGGCGGGTTGCGTGGTTGGGTGGCTATG